CAAGTTTTTACAGGTAACTGGAGCAATTCAAATGTTCAATATGTGACAGATTTAAGTCACGCAGCAACAACATTTACTGTTCCTGCAAACGTATATGCTATTCGTGTGGTTTGTATTGGAAGTGGCGCAACATTTAGAAACGGTTATTCAGGTGGCTCTGGCGGAGTTAGCGATGTTATTTTAAGAGTTGAACCAAATTGGAAATTTAAAGCAATAGCAGCAACTATGAATTACTTTAGCGGTGCTGATAATGGCAACAATGGCGCAAATGGACTTGGCGGCGGATGCGCTCAAGATAGTAATGATAATGGTGTCGGCGGTGCAGGTTCAGGATTCTTTTACGCAGGCACAGGTACTACTCCTGTATCCAGTGCAAATACAATGTTTGCAAATGGTGTTGTGATTGCAGGTGGCGGTGGATGTGCAGGAGGAAGTATAAGTGGAGGTCATGGTAACGGAGGCGGCACTGGTTCGTTTTCATTAAATGGTCAAACTGTGTATGGCGTAAGTGGCGGCAATGGTTCTGGTGCGTCAAATTCAAACGGCGGAATTTACACTGGACAAGGCGGTCACATGATAAGTAGCAATGGAAGTATTGCGGTAACTGGCCCAACAATAGGCAACGCTGCGGGTTACGCAAATGAAGGTTACAGTGGCAGTTATGTAGCAGGAGCAGGCGGCGCAGCAGGCGGCGGAGGCGCAGGTGGTGGTGATAACTCAAGAAGATCACCAGAAGCAAACGGCGGCTCTGGAGGCCGAGGTTCGTCTAATTATGACGGTACATTAAATACAGCAGGCGCAGGGCTTGGAGGTGTTTATTCAGCAGGCGTATCTATGGGCGGCAATGGTTTTATTTTTAATGGAATTAGCCTAGGTGGAGGTGGTGCAGGCGGTCATGGTGCATCACAAGGCGGCGGCGGTTGGTCTGGCGGCGGTTCTGGATACTACAGTATGGGCGGCGGTGGCGGCTCAGGTATTATTTGCGGTGATTTATTAGATTCTGCGTATTTTAATACTCTCGCTAATGTTGATTTAGGTAATGGTTTAACAGGTAATGGCGGTACTTTAAGTGCAATTACTGGTGCTGCTACTAATTTGGGCACAAGGTATAACAATAGAACCTCAGGGGGCACTGGCCCACATGGTGCAGTAATAGTCATTTGGTGACAAATAAACCATTAATACATATAGGAAGGACTATGGAACCTAAAGAATCCTGGCACCTCTCCAAGACCGTTAATATCTCCCATATCATTACAACAACCGTACTAGTAATAGGTATGGTGACGTATATCAGCGGTATTGAGCGAGAGGTCGCCTTACAAAACGTCAGAATCGAAGCAAACACTAAACAGATCGAAGCAAACTATGCAGACAACAAAGCTATGTTTCATAGGATCGATCAGAAGCTAGATAAGCTCTTCGATATTTTATACAAACCAAAGTGATACCAATAATCGTTATACCTGATTGTTGGTTATTACCTCTAGTTACACCCTTTATATGTGCATAGGAGGTGATCCTAAATGATCCAAATACTCTCAGCAGTCGGGAGTATTGCAGCCGAGTGGTTCAAAAGTAAAAGAGTAGAAACACAGGCTAAACACGAATCAAAAATGAAGCAGATCCAATCGGACGCTTATTGGGAAATAGAACAAGCTAAGAACGCTAATAATTCATGGAAGGACGAATGGTTTACCATAGTCCTATCCATACCAATGGTTGGCGCATTTATACCAGCGCTTGTTCCTTATATAACCCAGGGATTCGATGTTTTATCTGCAATGCCCGAATACTACAAAGGATTCCTAGCTGCAGCTATAGCAGCCTCATTCGGAATCAAAGGCCTAGCCCAGTGGAAGAAATGATGGCTAGGAATTATAAAAAGGAATACGAGACATACCATAAGAAACCCAATCAAAAGAAAAGACGTGCTGCAAGAAATGCTGCAAGAGCATTAATGATCCGTAAAGGTCGAGCACGTAAGGGTGACGGTATGGACGTAGATCACAAAGATCGTAATCCTAAAAACAACTCAGTGAAGAATCTACGTATTCAATCTAAAAAGAAGAATAGAGGGAGGAACAAGTGACAGCACCTAATAAGCTTTTAGAAGAGCTGCACAACGCTGTAGCAGAAGACCTTCTATATAAAATTCAAAATGGGGATGCAACTGCAGCTGAATTAAGTGCTGCTATTAAATTCCTAAAAGATAATGGGATAGAAGCCTTACCAATGGAGGGATCACCTCTAGGTAACTTAGTAGACCATTTGCCATTCGATGTTGAATCATTGGAGAGACACTGATGGCATGTTGGAAAGGTTATAAACAAATAGGTATGAAAAAGAAGAATGGACGTAACGTACCAAACTGCGTACCTAAGAAAAAGAACACTAAGAATTACCAAAAGGTTCAGTTCTAAACTTACAGGAGGACTATGCCGAACAAAGTCCCAGAAGAACTAAAAGACTTTCGTAACTTCTTATTCCTAATTTGGAAACATCTCAACCTACCTAATCCCACGCCAGTCCAATACGACATAGCCGATTATCTGCAAAACTCACCGAAGCGTTGCGTAATCGAAGCATTCCGTGGTGTAGGTAAATCCTATGTAACCTCAGCTTATGTATGCTGGGAGTTACTTATGGATCCTGAGAAAAAGATTTTGGTAGTCTCAGCATCTAAAGTTAGATCTGATGACTTCTCTACATTTACGCAAAGACTTATCCAGGATGTTCCATTCCTGGCACATTTGAAATCTCGAGAAGGCCAAAGGCAATCCAAGGTAGCCTTTGATGTAGCTCCAGCTCAGGCCTCTCATTCTCCTTCAGTAAAATCTGTGGGAATCACAGGTCAGCTAGCAGGATCTCGTGCTGACGTTATCGTAGCCGATGATATCGAGGTACCTAACAACTCAGCCACTCAGGTTATGCGAGAGAAGCTAGCTGAATCCATCAAGGAATTTGATGCGATCTTAAAGCCAGAAGGCAAGATCATTTACCTTGGAACACCTCAGACAGAAATGTCTATTTATGAGCAATTACCAGATCGTGGTTATGAGGTCAGAATATGGCCTGCAAGATACCCCTCAGAAGTCCAGAGAAATCGCATGACGGGGAGATTAGCTCCCATCATAGGGGATGCCTTAGATAGACAAGAAAAAGACCAAGGAGCGCCCACTGATCCCGATAGATTTGATGATGAAGATCTAATGGAACGTGAGCTATCTTATGGTCGCTCAGGATTCGCTTTACAGTTCATGTTGGATACATCTTTATCTGATGCAGATAGATATCCATTAAAGCTGCATGATCTTATTGTATTAAGTACAAATGTAGATAAAGCACCTGAAAATTTAGTCTGGGGACGTATGAGTCACTTAGAACAAAAAGAACTACCTAATGTAGGTCTTGTAGGTGACAAGTTCTACCAGCCACAAGAAGTCTTAGGAGACTGGTTGGAATATTCAGGTTCCGTTATGTCTATCGACCCCTCAGGTCGTGGTGCTGACGAAACATCCTATGCCATTGTCAAAATGCTCAATGGTTTTCTATACGTTGTAGATGCTGGAGGTATCCAGGGTGGATATGCCCCTGAGACGCTCCAGAAGCTCGCAGATTTGGCGAAAAGACATAAGGTTAACCAAGTACTCATTGAAAGTAATTTCGGCGACGGAATGTTCAAAGAATTGGTCTCACCATATTTTGTTAAGACATACCCTGTGACTATAGAAGAGGTAAGACATTCAATTCAAAAAGAGAAACGAATGATTGACACCTTAGAACCTGTAATGAACCAACACAGGCTCATTATTGATCCTAATGTGATCGAAAATGACTACAAGACAGCTCAGGTATACCCAGCTGAAAAAGCTACTCAATACATGCTGTTTTATCAAATGACACGCCTTACACGAGATAAGGGTGCTCTAAGACACGACGATAGACTCGATGCTTTATCTATGGCTGTTGCCTACTGGGTTGAACAGATGGCAGCACAGGCTGATGAAGAGATGAAAGACAGACGAGCCCAGTTACTCGAGGATGAGCTACAGAAGTTCATGGATAACGCTTTGTTCCCAGGACAAGGTAAGACTCGAAGTGCTTATAAAGGCTGGATAAATTAATTGTGGACGATATCGGAAAGGGGGAGGAAAAGCCCCCCCCCGGTTCACATAGTATTAATAGTACTTAAGACTTCTTAAGAGGTTCTTAAGATTACCTAAGTAAGGAGATATATGGCATTACCAGTAATAGCTGCTATAGGAAGAGTAGCAAAAGCAGGATATGACGCTTACAAGATGAGTAAGAAAGTAAGGAAAGTTAAGAAGCTAATGAAGAAAGGAGATGCTTCTGCTTATTCAGCTAAGAATAGAGATGCAAGACATAAATTATTAAGTAAGAAGAAGTATCAGAATAAAGTAACTAAAGCTGAGGGTAAAAGACTTGGTCTTAACTCAGCAGGTAAGAAGAAGAAGTATCAGACTGAAGGTGAAAGACTTGGTCTTAACTCTGCAGGTAAGAGAAAGAAGTCACTACCAAAGATGACTAAACAAAGAGATCCTAAGAAAGCTAGTGCTGCTAATGCAGTTAAGAACTCAGCAGAGGGTGCAGCAAGTACATACACAGGTCAGAAGCTGGCAGAGACTAAATTCAAGAAGCAAATGAGAGACTTCAAAGAGTGGTCTAAGACTGCCATTACTAACGCTAAGAAAGAGAAGAAGTAATGGCTAGAGTATTGAATTCAAGTAATAGTAGTTATTCAGGTGTTACTCATAGCGAATGGCAGCAAGCTATGAAGCGTGCAAAGGAGATGCGTGAGAAGAAGATCAAGTCACAGAAGCTCCCTAAGATAAAAAAGAAAACTAAGGGAGTTAAGAATGGGTATAAAAATCGATAAATCCAAAATGAAGTGTAACAGTCCTCGACGTCAGATCTCAGGTGGTAAGAAGAGTGTCGTTAAGGCTTGCTCTGGTGGTAAAGAGAAGATCATTCGTTTTGGTGATGCCAATATGAAGATCAAGAAAAACATTCCTTCTAGGCGTAAAAACTTCAGAGCTAGGCATAACTGTGCCTCAGCTAGTAATAAACTCTCAGCACGCTATTGGTCGTGTAAGGCCTGGTAGTTATGCAAGATCATCT